GTGGCCGTCAGTGTGCCGGTTATGTTTGTATTGTCATGTAGATCAATACTTGTCCCTGCATAAAGGTCGAGTGTTCCATCTGCGTCAGAATCTATCCTTTCAGCTCCGTCTGCCTGGGTGAAATAGATCGCATCGCCAAACCAGACCTTACCGGCTCCTGTTTTTATCGCCCAGTTATTGCCTGTGGTTGCCTGAGTTACGTCCTCTACCTTTACACCATAAGCGTTTGTTATGGTATTGCCAAAGGCTAGAATTGTAGAAAATTGAGAGCTAATGCCAATCAGATCAGTGATTGTGGAGTTAAACATTGTCAGATTTACAACACCTTTTAATCCTATGACAGAATCAGCGGTGTTGGCTGTACCCATAACAAATAGAACACTTCCAGATGCACCAATTATTTCGCCGGTGTAATCATAACCAGCCATTGATGTAGTTACTAATGAGCCAGCTAATCCAATGTATTCAGCAGCAGTATTACTGGGCGGGTTAAGTACTAAACTTCCAAATATGCCTTTTGTGTTAACTACTCTTGTAGTTGTTCCACCGACAGCTATCTTAGCGGCGGCGGTTGGTGAAGTTCCTACACCAATAGTTCCGTCAACCTCCAAGTCCCCGCCCAAGTCTAAATCACCGTCAGTAGTTAAATCAGCGGCGTCAAAAGCAATCGCTCCAGTAGCAGACGTTATGCTGCCACTGCCTAAAGTAATACCGTTAGCACTAAAATCATGTGCCCCAATATTAAGAGCATTAGCAGCCGTAAGTGATGTTATGCCATCGACACTGCCACTATCTATATTAACATTTGAAAGAGCATAGCTGCCCATGTTCCACGGTCCAGCAAGAGCACGCGTACCATCGGCAAGTAGATACTGAGGATGAGTATCTAAATCCAATCCGGGCAAAGCACTATGATGTTTAACGTCAAGTAACATCCAAAGCCTCGATCGTTTTTGAATAAATCTCTTTCACTTTCAATTCCAAATCATCCATCTGTTTCTGCATTTTCGCGATGTCGCCGCTCAATATGACGCATTGCCTTGCAATATCCTGCAATGTTTCGCGATCATCCATTATTTCACCGCAACCTTTGTCATCTCTGCAATCTTAACAGCAAGCGATGCATAAGTAAGGGTCGAACCGATCACAAGGCCCATCAATGTCAAAAGCAATGTTGTCCAAACAGGCGGTCGATTTTTCAGGATGTCAACTGCCGTGAATAGCTTATCAATATTCTTTTTGTTTATTCCGATGTCGGTTATAAGTCCCGAGTGTGCTTCACATTTACTGTCCATGATTTCTCCTATTTCAACGCTGTTTCAATTCCTGTTTTCAAATTTCGGCCCAGGACATGGACCGCCCTGGCTTTTGTCGCCTCCCATGCCGACCTGATAAACGGGATCGGCTTTGCATTATCATGTCCATATTCCAAAGCCGCCGGAATATAACTCTTTTTTCCGGATGTTTTTCTGGTCGAAAGATCGCTCGATGCCCCGACCGGGTAATGGTCAAACTGCGGGACATTCGATTTTATACCGATCTGAACCCCGAAGCTTCCACGCCGTTGATGTTTAAATACTATTACCTTCATATTTTTTGCGATCAGGTTTCCCAACTTTCCGCCGACCATCGCTTTCGCGTTGGTCTTTTCTTTTTTTAATGTTACTTTGGCAGCCTCTCGAGTGGCTTTTTTCACGATCTTTTTTGCAAGTTTTTTTTCAAGCCCCTGCAGCTTCCTGTCAAACCTCTCAAATCCTTCAAGTGTTTTAGACATCGATCTGTTCCTTACAAACTGCGATCTGAAAAATATCTCTTTCGTTCGCATTGACAATATAAACCGGCTCAAATATTCGGGCCCCGAACAAAAAACGGTTTGCGACGGTCAAAGTCGAAGCCGAACAATACCGAATAGTAACCTCGACATTCGCCTCAATATTGATCTGCCGGGCAATCTCAAGCTTTCGCCCGGTCAGGGTCGTAACCTTTGCCCAGACTGTCGATGCCGTCGCCCACGAATCAACCTCGCCGCCATGAGTGTCCTTTGTCGGCGTGTTCGTCTGGATAATTATCCGATGTCTAAGATCGCCGGCTCTCATCAGTAAACTTTCTCCATCGTCAAAAGTGCGTCAACCGTTTTAGGAATATCTGCCGGCGTTTGTCCCAAAGATACGGGCTCGCGGTTTTCATACCAATGACTTACCAAAAGCAGGATCGCCTGCTTTATCGTTTCCGGAACCGCCGACGCCGCCCCATAACCTGCGGTATACTCGATCAAAACAGCATCAATCACGGCCCTGGTCGTTGGCCAGGATTGGTTAAACGCAGGCACGATGCGGGGCATATAACTGTTAAAGTCGGTCGTATAAAGCGATGCATCAAGCGTCTGCTCATCACCGGCCGAATCGGTATATTTGATCGATGCGACCGCACTCGATGGCGGCCGTGGCAATTCGAGCAAATACCGCGGAAATCTATCAAGCCGCAGCTCGAGCGTCTGGGTGATATAACTGCGTCGCTGATACAGCTCAGCATATTTACGGGCAACCTTTATCAGTGTCGTGATATAATCGTTGTCATCGGTACAATCAACCCGCAGATGAGCCTTGGCTTCGACAAGTGAGACAGGCTCGGTCGCTGGTTCGGTTTTTATAGTGACAGACATAATTTATCTCCGACATTCATCTTTTATGCTTTTTAGTTATAAGCATAAAAAGTCAATGACAATTTAACTTTTGATCTCTTTTTTCTTACCGGATGTTCTATCTTTATTGTCAGCAGGTGATTTGGTTTTCGCTGTTATCTTTGACTTTGGCGGTTTTTCTGCCTTAACAGTCGTATCTTGGATCAATTCAGCCTGACCGGCCGTAACCAGCGTTGCAGCAGAAACGTGATGTATGTTGTAAGTCTTGCCCACTTCAAGCCCGCAAGCGGCATCTGTTATTTTAATTTTCATAAAACGGCTTTCCCTTCTATTTGTAAAATATTAAATTGTCTGTTATTTTTTCATTTCAATTTGTGGAACGCAATGTGATCCATATTGACCCTTTTCCATCTGGTTCAAATAATACTGGACCGGCTTAAAGTTCTGATGCGGCGGGCCGGGGAACGTGCAAATTTGCTGGATATGCCCGATATGTATGTTTGTTGCAAGAGCAGCGTTTTTCCCGCATCTGTTAAAGTTATGCCAAAAATGAATATCCTCGTCGATGTGGCCCTCGCCCCAGTCGCCATCGGCGTTTGGATGAGCCTGGAACCACGGCTTTTCGAGCTTGTCATCGAATGCCGATGTCCTGAATATCGTCAACCCAAAATGCCCACCGACGATCGGGACCAGTTCATTATCAAACCGCGATACCGGCACCATAGTAACCCCGGCAGGATTATCCGCATCGACTATCGAAAACATCGGGACTTCGTTATTTCGCTTAATCTGGACCGGAACGATTGCATCGACATTCGGATTTTCCGCCATAAGCTGCAGCAGCCGGATAACGTGCTCCTCTCGATACCAGGTATCATAATCGACGGTAATGATATATTCGGTTCCATCGTCAAGAAATTGCTGTATCAACCTGGACAATACCTGGCCCCAAAAAACGCCGGTCCCCTTACTGAATCCGATCCCAAGTTTCGGGAACACCTTTATCGCACTGCAAAGATTGTCGGTAAACGCCAATCGCGGCATTGACATAATGGCCTGTATCTTGGTCTCGAGGCCGCCGGGTTTTTTAGCCATCATATTCAGAGATATTTCATAGCTTGCACAGTCGCCGAGGTCGGATGACCAAGTAGAAATATCTACCAGCCCCGCATTTTTCAGATGGGCGTATAATGTATGCGGGTCGAATATGGACCGATGGAAATCGTTTTGATCGGTTTGACCGCCCATTATATAGCTGTCGATCGGATGATCTGTTTTCGACCCGCCAACATATTTTTCGGCGATCTTCTTAAAATTCGGCACCGCTATCTTTAAAACACCACCCGGGAGGAGTTTATCAACCCAGTCCCTAAGTACATCGGCGATCTCATGCTTGCCGAAGTGCTCGAGGATATGCGATGCCCTTATCTCGCTGATGGTTTCACTGTCATAATCTAGTGGAAACGCACTTCGTCCGTCTTTGATGTCGATATTCTCATAACCATCAAGTTTAATTTTTCCGCTGCCTAAATTCAATTTCAACATAATCCTTTTTCCTTTATCTTTGTACTGGTTTTAAAAATGGTTGTATCTTTATCATGCAATCCGGAATATTGGCGGCTTTATCATCGAGGCCGACCCGAAGGCCGACCCCAAGATAAAGGACTTTAAAAATTGATACCTTAAGCTGTGATCACTGTCATACAGCCTGAGATATTTGTTGCACCGAGATCCAGACCGGCTTTTTGGGCCGCAGAGTCAGCGGATTCCGCACTGCGTGTAAGCCTGGCAAATGCCTGATAAGGCATTCCGGCTGCAACAGCGCCTGTCTGAACAGCAATGCCCAGATAGCGTTTTCGCTTTCGCAGATCGATCTGCAATTCGTTGACTACTCCGCCCAATGCCATCACCGCGGCAAGCGGTAACAGATTGGTAACGCTCGTACTTGTTGCTGAGGCACTGGACAATGCGGCGATCTGCGTCATGCTGGTCGCCTGGGTAACGGTATCGCTTTCATAAACTGTGATCGTGTCTATGCCCTCAGTAGCCGAAGCATGGCTACCGCAGGCGATATAAATATTCGCCTGATCGAATCCCCTGGTGTCGATGTCCATAGAGTGCAACGCGGTTGCGTTCGTAGTCGCCAAAGCAAGGTCGACGACGTTTTTTCCTTCGTTTGCGTGTATCATAATAAATTTTCCTTTTTGTTAAGATTAAGCCGGACCCGGACAGGCGTCCGGCTAATTTTAGTTTTTACCGATCAACTTATTAACTTGCTGCCATGATCAGTCCTGCTATTGGTCCGGCAGCTGTAGCCGTCCCGACATCGTGAACGTTGATGTCGAATCGCTCGATACCACGGACCGCAAACGAATCCGTATCGAACATGCTCGTATCTCCAACAGTTGCTTCTGTAGTTGTTGCAATAGTGATCCCAGCACGATCGCCAAACTGAGCGGCCATAGGCAGATCACCAAATAGACAGGCGATCTGGCTGTTTGCGTCGGTAGTCGGCATCGCCGTTGTCCCTGATGTCCAATTGACAGGGTATCCGGCGTATATCAAACGACGTTCGCCGTCCATCTCTGCCATCGTAGCACCTCCAGTCGCCCTGATCAGCCGGACCATTACCTGGTACCAGAAGGGTTTACTACAGTACCATTCAGGCATCAAACCTGGATAGTTTGGTATAATCCCCATCAACTTAAGTAGATTCGCATCGGTAACCTCACTAAACAGATTGCCTGCTGCCAGAACCAGCCCACCGCCATCGTCAACACCGTTAAGAGCTGACAACCTCGGAACCAAACCGAAGATCCCGCCATAGGTCGAGGTACCATCGCCCTGGAACCCGGAGTTATCTTCTTTGGTTGCAAATGCAAGGGCGATCTCGCGGGTCAACTCATCTGCAATACTAATTATTGCATCGCTGACAAGCTCATTACTTGAAACAGTAATCGCAGCTAGTTTTTTGGCCACAAGTTTAACCATATCCCAGCTTCCGGTACTTTCGGTAGCCTGTCCGCCTTCACCAACGAAATATGATGTTAATCCACCTGTGCGTCTTGGTGTTGACTTAGTGTCGCCAATCATCGGGATATTTTTCATCTTCCGCCTGACAAGTCCGAACTCTTCGACAAGCCGGATGATCGTTGTCTCAAACTCATCAAAGACCAGGTACCCGCCAGAGACGTTGACCCCTTCCTGATGAAGCGACTGGATATGTGCCGGATCATAATTTACAAAATCAGTTGATATGCCGTGAGTGTTGCAGAAATTCTGAGCAAACTGGCTCTTGCAAAGACTTGCGGCAAGCCACATCGCAGCACGATACGCATCCTGTTCCGCGTTTGGCCCTTTAAAGCTTTTCAGCCTGCCGGACCAACGCCTGCACTTGGCAGGAATCTTGATCGCCTGGCTCTGCCCTGTTGTCTTTGTCGGATCATCCAGAAGAGTCAACGAATCAGCTGGTGCCTGCCTTGGCAAAACCTTGGACTGTCCGTCAACCATTCTTGCAGCCTCTGCTTTTTGGACTTCCATCTCTTCGTGATTGGCGATCTGTGTTTTCAGGTTCGCGGCTTTTGATTTCAGTGCGTCAAACTTTACCTGAGCCTCTTCGCTCAAAACATCGTCAGAGCTATCAAGCAACGCCTGCATATCATTGACACACACCTGATATGCGGCTTTTAACTTTTTCAATTTTTCCATTTTTAGTTACCTCAAAGTTAAACAATATTTACGTTTTATCCGCCTGCCGGCATCGGCCTGACATGGTCAGAGTTTTAAAATATCGGTCTCGGCTTGTGCACGGGACCGGCTTTTTCCTTTTGGTCTTAGATCTCTTATTACATTTTCAAGCGTGGCGATCCGGTCGATCATACCGATACTTTTCGCCTCTTTGGCTCTAAACACCCTGCCCTGACCGAAATTTTCCTTAACATCTGAGACCGTAGTATTTCTGTTCCTTGCAACTGCCGCGATGAATGCTTCACCAAAATCATCGACGGTTTTCTGCATATCAGCTTTGGCCTCATCGGTCAGCGGCTCGAACGGATTACCCTCGCCTTTGAACTTCCCGGCGTGGATGATCGTCGGCTTGATGCCGGCATCTTCTAGGAACTTGGAATAATCCATGTGAACACTGATCGTCCCGATCGAGCCTGTCAAAGCGTCCGGGTCCGATACGATCTCATCGGCAGCCGAGCCGATGAAATATGCCGCCGATGCCATCAGACCGTTTACAACGGCGATGATCGGCTTTCTGCCGCGAAGTGCGAAGATCTTATCAGAGATCCCCGACAACCCCAGGGCGGTACCGCCAGGAGAATCAATGTCCATAATGATCGCCCCAACATCCTCATTGTTTACAAGCGATTCGATCCAGCCGGCAAACGTTTTGGACGATGTCTCGAGTCCGAGTGCCGACCAGATTGTCGCCTTATGCGAAATGAACCCGCTGAGCGGAACGGTCACGACTTTGCCAGTGACATTTTTAAACTTCGTCGCTCGCCGGCTGATCGCATCTTCAATGTCATTGGCCGACATAACAGCTGCCCCATAACAATTAACCCTGGCCATAATGATGTCGTTTAACTTTTCCGGCATGATCGCAAGTGTGTTGCTCTCAAACTGTAGATTTTCTGGTTTCATAATAACCTCGCAAATTTTTAGCGATATATTCGGCGTGAGTTTTTCTGCGATCTTGAAGGACCGCCACCGGTTCACTCGCTGTTTTCATAAACGGTTTAAGCGATAACAAGTCGATGTGACCTAAAAAATCACCGCATATCGGGTTTATCGCCTGTGCAATAAAAGCATCGTGTTTTGTATAAAATTCATCCAGCCACGCCCTGAACTTGCCAATATCGGCGGCTGCATGTTTAACCCTCTTATCGAGTTCTTTTATTTCCCGATCGGCTATCCGCTGCGAGATCGCCGAGGCCGCCGAGTTTAGCTGCTGATGATTCCCGGCGTCGGCAAGCGGGATGAAATTCATCGGGACGAAATGCGTATCACCGCCGGAGGTCGGATTGAGATTTTCTTTTGCTCTGATCTCGTTTATCGACAGGATCCCGCGGTCCCAGAATATTTTATAGGCTTCTGATCTGCCCTTAATATTGCCGCGAAGTAATCCCTCGACATTATGCTCAAAGAAAAGACCGTCAGCCTGTTGAACCGGGCTAAGCAGCTTCATCCATATCTCGAGTTCCCATCGTTTGCACCATCCGGTTATCCCATCCTGAACATAATCGATGTTCTGTTCCTCGATGTTATTGAACGATGATTTTGTAAGATCGGCAACCTTATGCGGCGGGATCCGCATCCAACGACAAAATTCAGTCACCGAAAAACGCCGGGTCTCGATCATCTGGCTTGCCTTTGGATCTATCTTGTTGGGGATAAATTCCATACCCTCTTCGAGAATCAATGTCTGATGAGCCTGACTTGCTCCGTTAAAATCGGCGTCAAGTTGTTTTTTTAGTCTTTTCTGGGCATCCTCCGATAAAGTCTGAGGGTGTTTTATATTACCGCTTTGATGCATTCCGTTTGCGAAATATGAGCCTGCGAATTTATCCATCGCAAGTGCTCCGCCGATGGTCTGGCTGGCAAGCTGAACGATGTTATATCCTATAACCCCATCGAATCCCATCCCGTGAAGATGAAAAATATCCTTAGCGAAAATATCTGATACACGACCATCAGCTGTAGTAACCCTGTAAAATATCCTATGAGATTCTCTCTCTCTAAGCACCTTCACACGATCCGGACGAAGCGGCCAAAGTGCGACCGGGGTCCCTGTAAGATCACGCTGGATCTCTGCGTAAGCATTCCCCCATCCCATTGCATGGGCGTTGAGCGTCTCGCGAAAACTCATCGCATCCATCTCAGGGTTCGACTGGAACTGTAATAGCCGAGCGACCGAGTTACCGGTCACCTCGAATCTGCTGTCGCCATCTTTTCTGTAAAGCTTGATCGGCATTTTGCCAACATCTTCGGACACGTTTCGGATGCAGGCATACAGGCTCGAGATCGTCAAAGACGTCTGATTATTAACCTTTTCAGCGGACGTATTCCTAAACGATCCGGAAAAGTTATTCCAACCTTGCCCGAGACTGGTCCACCCGGATGCCTTAATAACGAACATCCCGAAAGATCGAAGTGCTTTTTTTATTGCATTTGTCATAGGGCAAGCATCCCCCGAGTTTCATAAACTGAATCATTGGGACCCTCGGTAAACATCATTCTACCGAGTGCCATTATTAGTGTAACGATGCCATCGATCTTATGCCCCGAGTTTCTTTGCGGTTTAATAGGCTTGATATTGCCTGCGGCATCTTCTTTGACACTTACATTTGAAGCCATCCATTTAAGTACCGGGTTATTCCCGTGCTCGATCCCGCCGGACAGTATCTGCCGTTCAAGTTCTTTAGCCGGTTCGTTCATTGAGATCATGCCCTGCCGAAACTCGATCATATTAAACCCATCCTCTTCGCCGAGCTCGGTTGCGATATGTGTCGCATTATACGGGTCGTATGCCAGCTCCTGCATTTTATAGAGTTCCTGCAGTTGGTTGATCCGGTCGCGGATAAATCTATAATCGATGCTATTGCCCGGCGTCATGGTCACAAATCCGGCCCGCTCCCAAGAAGTATAAGGAACGCGATCGTTATGCTCACGTTTAGCTGCGTTATCTTTGGGGATAAAGAACCAGGGGATCGCGATATAACCGCCATCGGGTTTTTCGAACAGCAAAAGGAATGCAGATATATCGGTAGTACTTGACAGGTCAAGAGCACCGATGCAGGGCAGTCCGATACATTCTTTAAGTTTCTCCTCTCGCCAGGTGATCGGGTCGATCTCCGGCTGGCCGGCGTTCCATTTATCCATATCGATCCAGCGGATTTCCTGGCTGACCCAGATATTGAGTTTTTTACATAAAAAGTTATTAAGTTTCCTGGGGCTTTCACTTGCCTCGCGAGCCATGTTACGCATATCGTTAACACTGACAGAGATGCCGAGGTTCGGGTTTGCTTTAATCCATACCGATTCATCTTTCCAGTCGTCGCCCTCATCGAGTGTATAGATGATTCCAAAGAATGTATCATCTTCGATCGAACCCTCGAGCACTTTTTCAGTATATTCCCTTTGCTCGTAACATATCCCGTTGGTATTAAACCCTGCGGTGGTGATGGCAAAGATTAAAGGCTGGGTCCTGGACCCTACCGCCGACCGTATAACATCCCACATCTCAGGCGTTTTATGGGCATGGAGCTCATCGGCCAAGCAGCCGTGAACGTTT